CTTTCATCTATCAATAACAACTAAATCCAAGAACCTTGACCAGTGAATTCGATATTAAATTCGCCATCTAAAGTAGTGAATGAAGCATCACCAGTGAAGAAAGCATTTTTAAGTAAAGCAATTGAGTTAGTTCCACCTTTCTTTGTTTCAACTTTAATTGTTGAACCATTTAATAGAGGTATCATTGCAGGATTTAAGTCAGGAGTTGCTAAAAGTTTTCCTGAAATAACATCCGCTACAACGGTTTGTTTATTATGAATAGTTCCATCAGCAGCAGGAACCGCTTCATATGAAACATTTTTGATTTTGATTTCGAACTCACCTTTAGTAGAGTAAGAACGACCATCTATTTTGAATGTTGCCATTCCGCCTATTGTTGCCATGTTCTACTCCTTATGCTGTAGTTATGCCGATGTTTAATCTGAATTGGTTTTGAATTGCAGTTACTTGCAATGAACCAACTAAGTATGGAGGTAATAGAATATCAACTCTATTAGGATTATTTACATCAATTACAACAACTAAGTTAGCAACAAAATCAGCAACATCTTGTACCCATCCGTTATATAACCATAGGGCATATAAAGAAATGATTTCAACTTTAATATCGGAAGGTGTTACAACATTACTCATAGGTCCTGCAACAGTTCCATCAATTGCTAGTTTTGAACGTGGAAATTTTTGAAGTATCATTGAGGCAACTGAACGAGCAATTGCAGCATTTGTACTTTGAGTTGTTACATGATAATAACTTTGGTCTGGTTGTCCATATGAGTTAAACTGATAAGTTGAAATTAAATCAACAAATCTTGCAACACCACCAACATAATTCAATGGAGTGATACCATTTGAAAGTAAAGTTTGTAAGTTGCTTTGAGTAAACCAATAAGATTGTAAAGGAACCATCACAGTCGATAATGCCACTGTTTGTAAAGGTAATGAAGGGTCTATATTCAAACTATTTGCAGCCTCAGCACCAGCAGCAGCAGCCACTTCGATTGACCAAGTTGGACTTCCATAATAACCAACCACTGTATTATGTGGGTCATTAAGTGCAGAACCTAAAGTTACTAATGCAGCAACAGTTCCTTTATAAGCAGTGAAACAATGTCCAAATAATTGACTATTTGCATTCCAACGACCAGCAGAGAATGTTTGAAGGGCAGTTAAAGAAGTTGAGTCAGTATAAGGTTGGATAATATACTCATAAGCGATTGAACCAAGATTTGCTAATGCAGTAGATAATGCAGGGTCAGTTGCACCAGTTACACCAGCAGCGAAAGCAGCAGTTAAACCAGCAGGTAAATATTCATTATTCAAAGTACCTAAATAGTTTGCTTGAATTAAAATACCATTGCCTAAAGTTCCAGCATTTTTAGAAGTAAAAGTTACAACACCAGTAACATTCACAGCAGTTACAGGAAGTAAAGGATTTGCAGTGATTGAACTTGCAATGTTAGTTCCAACCACTGTAGGAGTGTCACCAAGTGAAACAGGAATTTGAATTTGTAAATCATTAACATACAAAAAGAAAGTTCCAGCAGCAGTTGCAGTACCACCAAGGGTTAAAACTGTGGTTGCTTTAGTAGTTCCATTATCATTCAATGGACAAGCATACAAAGTAGTGAAAGGGTTTTCAGCAAGAAACGCATTTACCATCAAAGATAATTGAGAACCTGCACCGTAGTTAGTAACTGCTTGAGCAGCACTTTGAACTAATTGAGGGGTTTGAGTTACTGAAGAGACAATTGTTTGACCAATTATCAATGCAACTAAGTTTGTTTGATTTGTTCCAGCAGCAACGTTTGAAGTTTCGACGAATACGCCAGGAACCTTTGTATTGCCTGCAATTTGTGTAAATGCAAAATTTGCCATTATTCAACTCCTTCTGAAGTAGGCGTGGTTGGAAGAACTTCTAAATCACCATCTTGAATAGCTCTAAGATAATGAAGCAATTCGTCACCTTCTATAGTGTCCAAATCGAATGAAGTTATAGGTAATAATCTTTTGGTTACTGGATTAGTTACTCTAATCTGTATTCCATTGACTTGACGATTGGTGGGTATGACTAACATTCCTTAAAATCCTTTTTAAGTTGGTAATGTGATTGTTTGTGATATTTCTATTTGTCCATCAGGTCCATTAGTAGCAATACTTTGGTCAAATGGTAATCCATCATCAATACTGATATTTATAGTAGTTAGAGAGTTAGTGAATACAGGTTCATAATGAATAGTTGTTTGAATTGATAAATTAATATAAGCAGCAGCAAAGTTTGTTTCACCACCATCTACATATTCATAACTAATTTTTGCATCAGGAATAAATCTATATAAACTTATCCAATTAGCATTTGTATAAAGTGTTGTTAATATCAATTCAACTATCGTTCTAATATCAGCATAATAATTTTCATTTTCAGCAACAAATACACCAATTCCAATATTAGTTTTTATTAAGAAATCAGGTAAATTGCCAAAATGTTCTAAATCTTCACTAAGTGTTTTAATATTAATTGCAGGAAGTGTTTCTTGTCCAAGTGTATAAGGGTCAACTTTTGCTTGAGTTATTGGATAAGGTAATACTGATAATACAGAAATAATGTCATCAATTATCATTGGGCTTTCCCTAAATCAATAATTGTTAATCCTTGACCATTTGACTCAAAATCTCTAATCTTTCTGGTTGTACCATCAATATAAACTGTACTACCTGTAGTTTTAGAAATATTAGTAATATCTGAAGTTCTAACTGTTAAAGTTGGATTTGTACTTGAGAATACTTCATTATCAGCATATAATTTATGAGGATTATTGAATATTCCTCTTATTGAATATTCGTCAGAAGTTCCTTGTTGCATGATAACGTCCACTGCAAAAGGGTCTAACATTGCTAATAAGTCTGCATCTGAATAAATCACTTTTTAATTCCTTTTAGACGGGAGGATATTTCTACCCTCCCTTATCCATTTACTTATAGGATTGCGTCTTTGATTACTGTGAAAGATGCTAAACGTTTAATTAACATATCCCAGAAAGAGAATGAACGAACAACAATCTGTGCAGCATTACCTTGAGTGTAAGGGTCAACTTGAACTTCGATACCACCCCATTGAGCAACTGCGAAATCTGACCAGTTACCTAAGATGATTGCAGATAAGTTAGTACCTGTACCTTTAGTCAAGTTGTTTGGAACGTTTTGTGACCAAACTAATGGCAAACCACCAACAGCAGGGTCTGTACCCAAAGATGCTGAGTTCAAGATATAACCTGAAGCAGTGTTAGCACTGTCTTTTAAGACAGTTTGAAGACCGAAGTAACCAGAACCTGAAGTTAAGTATTTCAAGTCACCACCGAAGGTTGCAGCATTAACCAAGGTTTTTTGCATGGTCATTAAAGCAGCAAGGTTAGGAACAGCACCGTTAGTACCTAATGATTGAACAGCAGTTACATCATTTAACAATCCAAGGGTTGATAAAGATGCGTTAGAAAGTGCAGCAGCATCCAGTTTTTGTGAAATTGCATTGAAGATTTGACTTAATACTTGTGACTCAATATTAGGCAAACCTTGAACTAACATTTGTTTTGAATAAGCAAATGAAGTTGCAAGCAATTTAGGACTAACACCTTTTTGTGCAGTTGCTAATTCTTGTGCAGCACCAATATCTGTGTTTTCAGCAACGAACGATGCAGTACCGTTAGAAGTGATAACAGGAATTGCAGCATTACCAGTCAAACCTGATAAACTGAAGTCAGCACCAACTTGATTTAAGAAAGTTTGGTTCCATACAGCATTAATCAAACGGTCTGGTAAAAATTGAGTACCAACCATTTCTTTACCAAAACCAGTAGATGTTGCACCGTTAGCAGTGATTGGAGTAACACGAGTTGCGTTAGTGTCAATATAGAAAGAGTTATTGTCTAAAGGTTTGCCTGCTTGACGAGCAAGTTCTTGAGATTGTTCTCTTTCAAAACCTGCATCTTTCCAATTACCAGATGCAGCAGCGATAACCGCTTTACCATAATTGATAGGGTCTTGTTTGCGAGTGTGTACAGCAGGTGCAGCAGATGCACGAGTTTTTGTAGTTGTTTCTTTCCATTTAGCAGAACGAATAGCAAGTAAGTATTCTGTTGCTTCTTCTAAAGTAGCAGAACGAGCAACTAAACCATCAATTTCATCTTCAAGTTTTAATTTAGAGCAAAGAGTTTCAATATCAGAAACTTTTGCGTCACGAGTTAATTGTTCTACTTCAGCAGAAGGAGTTGCTGTTTCGATTGCATTAATTGCATCTTCTACAGTTTTAATTTTATTCATTGTTTGAGTCCTTTCATTAATTTGAGTTACCTCTTCCTGAGGCGTTTGTATTTCTATTTGTGCTTCGCTTCTACCTATGCCAACACTTGGGTCGGCAGGAATAGCAACGATTGAAACTTCAAAAGGAGTCCATGTATATCTGTACACCGGTACATCACCATCACGTCTTTCTAATTTCGGATTTGAAGATGAATATCCAACGCTGACTTTGCTTCGAATACCATCAATTACATCATTAAGTACTTCTTGACCTTCTTGAGAACGACTAAATTGAACTGTACAATAACCAACTCCATCACGAACAGTTCCAGAAATAATCTTTCCTATTTGTCTTGATTGGTCATGTGCAAGCAATAAAGGTGCTTGGTCATTAAGATGAGTAAAATCATATTCACCTTCACGATGAGATAAGATTTCCATTCCATTACGTCTTTCAACAGGATATTCACTACTGAAACTGAATTCTATAGTTCTTTCATCTATATTTGAGTTCGCTCTTTCTAAAGTAAATGAGCGAGTAAGTTTGGTTTGAACATCCATGTTCGTTACTACTCCATTATTTGTTATAACTATTTATAGCATTTTTATTATGATAAATTTGCAATCACTTTATTGTATTCATTTAATGCAACTTCAAGAGGAATTTCACCTACAGGAATTGCAGTTTGTAAGGTTACAAATTCATTTAATGTTTGTTGCGTAGGTGTAGCATTTGCAATTGCTGCTTCTGCATTAGTTAATACTTCTTGTTCATGAAGTTCAGTAAGGGTTAAATCAGACATTTTCATTATCCTTTGAATTAGTTGTTTGGTTATTTGCTTTAGTTTGTTCAATTTCCATTTCTTCAGTAGAAGGAGTACCAAATATTGAAGCGTTATATTCAGGCACTTCTAAACCAGCAGCAGTGAATTTATCTCTAATCAAAAGTTCTTCCTGAACTCTTAAATCAATAATATCTTCAAAGTTTTTACCTTCCTGAGAACAAATCTCAGAGAAAGTGGTTGTCATATTTGCTAATTGTGCTTTTGAAGCATTAGCATCTTTTAAAGGGTCAACACTTGTCCAACCTTTATAAGTTAATTTAATATCATTGAACTTATCATATTTATCAATACCGAATGGTGTTGCTCCAGAAGGTAAAGTGATAGAGTTGTACATAAGTTGAACTTCTAACCATTCAACATAAATTCTTCTAATAAAAGCATTGCCGAACCATCTTTGTTTTGCTTGGAATGTAGTTCTTTGCTCTAATGCTCCAAATCGAGCACTTGAATAATTTACACTTTCAAGGTCATTTGCAATGGTGTTGTAACTAACTCCTGTACCTGAAGCAACATCCCTTAAAACAACCTTTCTAAATTCAGCAAGTCCAGTATTTGGAGTTTGCCAATCAATTGATTTAACATCCATACCAGGTTGAAGTACTTCAATAGAAGCAGCATCTAATTGGTCATTAACATTATAGAATTGGTCCATATCATCAGGGTTTGCTTGATAACTTTCAGCATCAGGTTCAACTGTATAAACCACACGTTTAGTTGCTGCCAAACGTGCCATAGTTAATTCAGTAGAAACTAATTGTGAAACATGATGAAGTGGTAATAAAGCAGTGACTAACCAAGGAATACCACGTATTTGTTTAGGATAAGCAACATCATAAAGATGAATTACATCCTCAGCAGGTACTCTAATAACATTAGTACTTGAGTCAGGCATAATTCTTTGTGCAGGGTCATTCAAATCTCTTTTACGTAACCAATAAGCAACAGGTCTTGAAAATTCATTAATTTCTATACCTTGATAGATTAAATTACCATTTTCAGCAACTCGATTATAATCAGACAAAATATCAATTGAATTAACTTCAAATTGAATACGATATTTACCGAATTCATCACCTCTATGAATAATAATAAGTGCTTCACCATCAATAGCAGCAGATTGAAGTACCATTTCTTGAATTTTAATTAAATCTTTATTGCCTTCAACATCAGGTATGCCATATGAGCAAAAGTCTTCCCAAGCAGATTGAATAGCAAGATTTGCAGCAATATCTAATTTACCGCCTTTTGTTTTACTTTGAACTGTAATTTGAACCCCATTAGGTCCAATGATATTATTTTTATAAGTTGAAACAATTCCAGCAGCAACACTATTATTTTGAACTACATCACGACATCTATAACGAAGAGTTTGAAGACTTCCTTGAAGGTCAGCATTTATATTAAGTGAAGAACCAAAGTCAGAAGTATGAGTATATTGACCTGCTTTAAAATATCTTAAATTGTTACGAGGTAAAGGTTTTGTTCTTTTACCAGTGAAGAGTGACGACATCCTTGTCCAAAAATCCATTTATATTCCACTCCCATTAAAATTATAGGTAATTCTTTTAGGGAAACTACCTCTTGTTTGTCTCATTACCATAAGTTTGTATCTATTTCGTAAGGTTGTTAATTCATTTGCTGACATTCTTTGAAGTTTCATTCCATTAATTTCAGACATTACATGGTCTATTTGTCCACCACTTGCACGAAGTTCAATATAATTTTCAATAAAGTCCAACATTCTCTTTTCATGAGTTCTTGGGTCAAAAGTAGCATCAGTTGCGGTTATATCTGCTTGAACAATTACTTGACCACTTTCTATTGTTAATCTTTGTCCAGTTTGAGATAAAGTAACAATATATTGATAAACTCCAGTGGTATATGTTGCTTGAGTATTGGAAATACTTAAGGCATAAGTATTAGGAGTAGAAGTAGTTCCTGCAAAATCATTATTCGTAGCACCTCTAAGTGACAAAGTTAATGTCCATCCTGCTGAAGGTGCTTGAGTTAAATCCAGAGGTGTAAAAGTTGTTGACCAACTATCTCCAGATATTAGAGTTGGGGGGACAATCCTTGTCATTGTATTTTAGTTCCTTCTAAAATGAATATTGTTGCTTGAACCTTGGGTTCATTCGCCTTGGTTTAGGAGGTGGAATAGGTGAAGGTTCATTCATTGAATTATTTATAGGTTTCTGAACTTCATATTCTGGTTTAACTTCCTCTTCAACTTTGTCTTTATTAATTTCTTGTAATCTTTCTACTTGACGATTATTTGAACTTTCTTGAAGTGTTTCTACTTTTGAATAATGATAATCTTGCTGCTAACGCATAAACTGAACAGTCCAGTATTTCAGCACGTCTTGAACCAATACGTTTCCATTTAACTTTTGTTAATCCATTTTTATTCTTCTCAACAACTCTTTGTTCTGAAGTTAATTGAGTAAAGAATTCTTCATCTAAACCTCTGTGAAAGTGAATATAACCTCCACCAACTTTAGTCTTTTTAAGATTTCCATAAAGCATTGACTTAGCGAGGTCAGTATCAATCAAATAAACCTTAAGTGATTTACCTTTAGTCATTGGAAATATTGA